AATAGAGGCGAAACTTTAACCTATACGATTACGGGGACGTTTACCGGAACGGCGCAGGTTGAGAGAAGCAATGATGTTACGAACTGGAAGTCCGTCGGAATATCCACGACAAACAATGCTGGCGGTATAGTGACCGGAGTGTTGGAAGCTGGATGGTTCCCAGGTTATTACAGGATTAACGGAACGACCATTACGGCAGGAGCATTCGACTTTACCATCTCGGATAATGATGATTTTGTTGAAGAGGTATTAAATAAGAAGAAAACGCCTGTGACCCAGACGTATGATGAAAGTTTTCGCGTGAATGGAGATGTTAGGGCAGACTCCGTTATCTTAACTGAAACATTTGACGTTGCAACAACAACTCCGACTATTGTCGGCCAGATTGTCGTCGATTCCAATTACGATGTTTATGTGTCGTGCGGGACTGGCGATTTGACAGGTTGGATTAAAGTCGGCGGACAATAAGGAGACAAATTAAATGACTGAACAGCCACCAAACCAACAACCTAACAATGAAGGTTCGGGCGCTGGAGATCAGCCAAATGGAAAGGGTGACGAACATGGATCGCCACCAAAACCAGATGGCGGAACCAGCCATCCTCAACCGAGCAAAGGCGCCCAGCCGGTACCAGAGTCTTATGACTTGAAGGTTCCGGAAGGAACAGAGATCGATGACGCATATGTCAAGAGCGTGGCAGAATACGCCAAGAAGCATTCGCTCACCAATGACCAGGCTCAATCGGTACTGAATCGTGAATTAAATTTACGAGCGTCCATAGTTAGAAGCCACGAAGAGGAGCTGGACAAGAATGCCAAGGCGTGGATGGAAGCGTCGGAATCTGACAGCGAGATCGGGGGAGATAATTTCAAAGAAAACATCTCACTCGCCAAGCGCGTCATCGACAAATTCGCTACACCAGCATTCGTGAATGCGTTGAACGAAACGGGCCTTGGGAATCATCCTGAGGTTATCCGAATTTTTCAGCGCATTGGAAGTCATCTAAAAGACGACAGCATTGTTTTCCCAAAGACGGAAGGCGGGAGGCAGGAGCGGAGTCTTGAGGATGTTTTCTACGGTGACTCAAAACAATAAACCAAAGGGGTATTAATTATGGCTACGCTAGGAACAAATGTATTAACTCTCGCGGACTGGGCTAAACGGCTCGATCCCGATGGAAAAGTCCCAATGATCGTTGAATTATTGGAACAGACCAATGAAGTTCTGATGGATATGCAGTGGATTGAAGGCAACCTGCCTACCGGCCACCGCACCACCGTCCGAACTGGGCTTCCGAATACTGCATGGAGACTTCTGAACCAGGGTGTTCAGCCGTCAAAAAGCACCACCACGCAGATCGATGAAGCCGTTGGTATCCTGGAAGCATGGTCTGAAGTTGACAAAGACCTTGCTGAATTGAACGGGAACACCGCCGCTTTCCGCTTGTCGGAAGCGCAGGCGTTTCTTGAATCAATGAACCAGGAATTCGTACAAACTTTATTCTACGGGAATAGCTCCACCGCTCCCGAAGAATTTACAGGGTTGTCTGTTCGCTACTCGGACACTTCTGCCACTAATGGTCAAAACATCATTTCTGGCGGAGGGGCCGGTGCTGATAACACCAGCATCTGGTTCATCGTTTGGGGTTCGAACACCTTTCACGGCATATTCCCTAAAGGAAGCAAAGCGGGATTGCAACATGACGACCTTGGGTTAGACACGGTTGAAACGACCGCCGGCATTGCTGGAAACAGAATGCGGGCGTATCGTGACCGTTGGCAGTGGAAGTGCGGTATCGCACTCCGCGACTGGCGGTATGTGGTTCGTATCCCCAACATCGACGTTAGCAACCTGGTCTCCAAGACCTCGGCTGCTGACCTAATCGAGTTGATGATTCGCGCCTATCATCGTGTTCCGACAATGGGACCCGGCAAGGCATGTTTCTACATGAACCGGACCGTGTTCCAAATGCTCGACATCCAGCGCCGGGACGATGCACAGTCCGGTGGTCAGTTGAATTACCAGGTGATTGACGGAGTTATGACTCCGTTCTTCCGTGGTATGCCAATTCGCCGCGTGGACCAGTTGCTCGAAACCGAAGCTCTGGTGTCCTAAACCAAGGAGGAATTAACATGTATCTTGATGCGCAAAACTTATTCAGTGATGCTCAGGCAATCACCGCTTCGGCTGCTTCCACGAATCTAATTGATTTTGGCAGCGCCAGAGACATAGGAGTGGGACGAGAGCTGTATCTTGTTGTTGTGGTTGACACGACCTTTACAGATGCCGGGTCCGATTCGACCGTAACTGTTACCCTTGAGACCGACGATAACGAAGCGTTCTCTTCGGCCACAGCTGTTCAAACAATCGGAACTTTTGCTGCTTTGACGGCGGCTGGGTCTCGACTTGTTGCTCGGCTTCAGCCGGACGCCGGATGGGAGCAGTACGTTCGGGCTTATTACACCGTTGCCAATGGTAACTTAACCACTGGCGCTTTAACGGCGTTCTTAACGACCGACATTCAGGCGTGGACCGCTTATCCGATTGGATACACCGTCTCCTAATAAGGAGTGAGTGATGAAAGTAAGAGCTAAACGACTGGGGTACTACAATCATCGGCGGAGACGAGAAGGAGATATTTTCGAGCTTACCGATGAGACGCAGTTCTCTGACAAATGGATGGAACGGCTGGACGACAATAAGCCCACGCCCAAGAAATCCAATTCTCCAGAGAGGAAGGCCCAGGAACCCTCGGAAGAGGTTATTTGAGGTTAGGGGAGGCGGGGCTGGTTCCCCCTGCTCCGTCTCCCCACTCATTAGGAGGCAACAATGTCGGGAATTGAAGAACAGTTTATACGGGAAAAGGTGTATGTTGCGGCAAGCCAAGCTGACCAACGTATCAGCCAAAACAAAGGCGGGATAATTCAGCGGATAATTATTGTGCCTGCTACCACCGCGCCGGGAGCCGTATCTTACAAAGACGGATCTACCGATTCAGCTCGAACGGTTTACACTGGTGGTACTGTCGGTGCGGATTTGACGCCAATCGTTATCGAGCTTGGTATTCGTGGCGCCGGAACAGATGGCTTCTATATTACAACTGGAGCGAATTTAAGCGCTATTGTTGTTGGCAGATTTAACACGATATAGGTGAGCTATGACTTCAAGGCTCGGCTCACCTATATTCAAGGGGAAGAGCTTTTCCCCGAAACGGGCCAGCGCGTTAAATGATAACTCATGGATAACGACGCTATCGGCCGGCGGGACATTATTAGGGGTATCTGAAGAGGTAACTCTCTATCCGTCCGTCTCGATAGCTGTTTTAACAGACAAGCCGGGGTCGGTCCAGCTAGAGCAGTCGATGGACGAGGTGAATTGGGACGCCATCGAAACGGTCCCGATTCCAGCAAACGTAAACACAGAATTTGTACGAACGATTAACCGCCGTTTTTATAGGACGCGGTTTATAAGTTCATCTCTGACAGACCATACGTTCATACGTTTGCAGACCATGTTTGGAGACTTCACAAGTGATGGACTCGGCACAGGTGATACAGGACAAGCAATACGAGGGACGGCAGTTCTTGCAACCGGCTCAACCGGCCTTATTAGTTCTGGCGCAACAAACACAATCCTCACGCTCAACCCTACCGGCGAAATATATCTCACCCAAATCATTTGTTCAGGGCATGATTACGCAAAATTTACTCTGGTCCATAACACAAGCGTTGTCGCAACACGAAGAACGGGACCAAGCCGGGATTGTATTTGGGACTTTGGAGGAGGACCGTTCTCTCTTGCACCGGGGGACGTGTTTGACGTGAAGGTAATTCATTTTTTTACTGGCGAACAACTCGATTTCGAATCAACAATAATGGGGTATTAATATGGCGGATAATCCGGTAAGCAGGCATTGGTTGGTGGACCCTACAAAGGAAATTGAAGCTGGATGGTTCGAAGTCCAGATTCAGGAGAAAATATCGCAAATAAATAGAACCAAGCAAGATATTGAGGACATGAAGAAGGGCCGAATAAAAGCCCTCGAAATGAACGTCCTTATGCTTGAACGCGAAAAGCAAAAACTTGAAAACGATTTACTCCGAAGCCGGTCCATGTCCGCCGACGCAGTAAAAAACCAAGAGAAGTAAAGGAGGTATGTCATGGCAGATGGTCATTTTGCCACGTTGGTGTCTGCAACACGAGATGCCAATACGTTAACGAATCCGATGTTCGTCCGTCTTACCGACGGAACGAACGGCATCGTAGTTGACGCTTCAGGTAACGCACAGGTTATCTTGGCGGCAAACTCTGGTGTTGATATTGGCGACGTTGATGTCACAAGCGTCATACCGGGAGTCGGAGCCACAAATCTCGGAAAGGCGATAGGAAGCGCCGCCGGAGCGACTGACACGGGTGTTACTATACTTGCTATTCGCGACGACGCGCTTACAACACTTGCTGATGCGGATGGCGATTATGTCGCCCTTCGTGTTAGCTCAACCGGTGCGCTATGGGTCGAGTTTGACTCGGCTGCGTTCCCGTCAAAGACAGATGATTCAGCGTTTACCATTGGAACTGACAAGGTATCCCCTTCCGGTTTCCTGGCTGATGAAACTACCCCGGACAGCGTTGACGAGGGAGATGTTGGTCTCGCTCGAATGACGCTTGATCGGATGCAGTATGTGTCAGTTGGTAAACCGCTCCCGGCAGGCACGAACAATATCGGCGATGTCGATATTGCATCCGCTCTTCCAGCAGGGACCAACATTATCGGTGTGGTCGCAATCGACCAAACGACCCCGGGTACAACCAACGGGGTTGAGATCAATGCGGCTCTTCCGGCTGGAACAAATAACATCGGTG